GGTTTAGTTTAACGTCAGGCTATATATTCCTGTAAACTTAAACCTATATATAGACTGGTCAAAAAAGAAATTTTCAAATAGACCTATGTATGTAGATGTGGCGATAGTGCCATGGATGTAAATTTATGGGTGCAGTTGAAGGATGTATTGACGATAGCGAACGAGGTAAGACATATAATAACATTCTTTTTTGACCCGTTAGACAAGTCAGGAAATATCAATGAGTGGGCGGAAATGTTGCTGTGAGTGCTTGTGATGACGTATTCTTGTTAAGAATACATAAAAAACACCCAACTTTACATTTGTGGGTGTAAAATTGGGCGTTAATCTTATAAATGCTTGATTGTCAAGCTTATTTGCGGAGAGGACGAGATTCGTAGACCTATGTTTTTGCCGATAACTGACACTGATTATCAACGAGTTACAAACCTCGATAGGGCGGTTTATAACTTGTTTTTGTCTATTCAGTGTCCATCGACAAAGCAGCATAAAGCGTTGATAATTAACTATTTTTAAAGAGAATGTCTTTGTTTTCTCCGAAAAGCAGCGACAAAACTTGTTCGCGTTGCTTGCCGGAAAGCTCAAGAGAGACAACAGCCTTAACCGGAGAGTTTGAAGGTGTTTCGGGTACATAATGTATGGGATATGTGCATATATCAACAATTGACATATCAAGACCTGTTGCAATATTCGCAAGAACAGAAAGTTTTAACTCGCTCTTAAAATTGAGCATCCGGCTACATTCCGATTGCTCTATATCTGCGTAGCTTGCTAATGTTGCTTGTGTAATATGCTTATCTGCAATTATTTGGCGAAGATTAAGAATAATCTTCTCAGCAAGGGGATTAAGAGTTTTCATGAAGGGAAAGTTAGCTGTTTTATAAGGTTTAGTGTATGCTAATATTACAAAGATATTGAAAATATACCAATATTCTTATGCGAATATCACATAAAAATATGTACATTTGCATCGTGTAATTTTACACACAATTATACAATACTAATAGAGGCAAATATGAATCAAGACGCTAACGCACTGAGAGCGTATATCAACGAAGTGTCACGTAATAGACGTGTATTTGTGTATGACCGCTTAACAGAGGCCTGTAAGGTTCCTCGTTCTACCGTAGCCAATTGGCGTAATGGTAGAACAAAAATTAAAGAGGTCTATAAAGACATAATTGAAGAAGTTGCAGGTAAAAAAATTTTTACCCGGTAAAAATGTATGAAAATGAAATACTCAAAGCAAACAATAAAGACCGTTAAAGAAAGCGCAGATATTCGAGATTACATTGTCGGAGCTAAGAAGAATAAAGCATCGCAAGACATTAAATGTCCGTTTTGTGGCGCAAGTTGCTTTTCGGTTGTCCACAAGGGTAATAAGAATTTTGCAATCTGCCATAAGTGCGAACAAGGCTATACTGACGCAATAGATTGTGTCATGAAAACCAAAGGTCTTAATTTTATTGAGGCCGTTGAATCGGTAGCTGCACAGTCAGGTATATACATCGAAAGCGAAAAGGCAGAACGCACTAAAAAAGTCGTCGAAGTAAAAAAGAATAACGTACAATCTTTCGTTAGCCGACAGCTCGAGAGTAGCGGCTTGACAGAGGAGGACGTAATCGCAAAGATCGTTGATGATAAAGGCGTAGAAAGTTGGGTATCTCCATTCCAAAAAGGTGGTATCGATGCAGGTTTCAGGCCAAACAATACAGATGATGAAATGCTTATATATTACATCGGACTTGACGGCAGACAGACCAAATATGCGCGTAGAGGAACGGCAGGGAGTTTACGCGATTATGTGCGTGTAAGATGGTCTAACCCGGCAGCACATGTAGACGATAGAGGCAAGGAAGTAAAATATCAAACGCCACCGGGAGCGGCATCAAGAGCTTATATTCCGGAGAAGATAAGACAAGCATATCAGAAAGGCGAACATATCGAGACATTATTTCTGCAGGAGGGCGAGAAAAAGGCAGAGAAAGCCTGTAAGCATGGCATAATGTCGATAGGATTACAAGGTATCAATAACATCGGTAATCAAGCATCCGGACTGTTGCAAGATATACAATATGTAGTACAGACTTGTACGGTCACAAATATAGTGCTGCTAATGGATAGTGATTGGGAGGATCTATCAAGGCATATCGTTGTCGGTGATAGCGTAGACAGCCGTCCCAACGCATTTTCTAAAGCGGTAATCAAATATAAAACATACATCAATACGCTGCACAATTTAGGTATATCGGTTAATGTGTGGTGGGGTCACGTTAACAAGAACGATTCCGGAGACAAAGGCGTTGACGACTTACTGTGCAACTCTCTTAAAGGGCAAGAGGATGAACTTGTCAAAGAGGTTGATTTCGTTATGCACTCACATGACGGTATAGGTAAGTGGCTTAATATTCATAATATATCGGCTAAGACCGACCAACAAATCAGAGACTATTGGTTGCTTAACAACAACCAAAGTTTCTTTGAGAGGCATAAAAGCGAATTGTTAGATGTAGAGACATTCCGCATTAGCCGAATAAGATATAAAGTCGAGGACGACAAATTGGTTGAAATCGGCAAGATGGCATCGGAAGCCGAAATATGGACGGTTGTAACCGAAGATAACGGCAAGAAAAAAATAACATTCTCTTTAACACAAACATTGGAATTGTTAAAGACCAATGGCTTTTACCGTTTGCGTCGAGAAACGGACGGCAGATATAGCTATGATTATGTGCATATCGACGAGGGCATCATCAGTCTGACAGAACCGGCAGAGATAAGGGGCTATGTCTATGACTATGTTAAGGCGGTAACTAAGGATAAAGATGTTATTGAGTTTTTTGCAAATCGCATCTCGTCTGTGCTTGCCGACAAGCAGCTTGAACGTATGGATGCGATAGATGATGATTTTATTAAGTACGATAGAGGTGTGCAACGCACGTGCTATAATAATGGCTATATAGAGGTCACATCCGAGGGCATAAAATGCGGATTGCCAATTGATAATGTGTGGCGTAATAATATTATTCCGCGCAACTTTCGCCGTGTGCCGGTAATTAAGTCGATAGTTAAAATTGGTGAGGATTGGGATATACAACTTACACCGGAGGGCGAATTATGCGACTTATTCAAGTTTATATGCAACACATCTAATAACATCAGTACGTGGGATTGTCCGAGAGAGTGTACAGAACAGGAAGAAAAAGAATATCGTAGACACATCATCAATAAGATTACAGCTTTAGGCTATCTTCTGACAGACTATAAGTATCCGTCAGAGAAAGCAGCTGTGGTTATCCAAGACCACAGAATGGCAGAGGTTGGACAGTCTAACGGTCGAAGTGGTAAGTCGCTCATTGGCGAAGCAGTTAAGTATGTGCGTAGTCAATTGTTCATGAACGGAAAGAACTTTGACCCGGGAAATCAGTTTGTGTATGCAGAAGTTTCGAAGGCGACTCGTAATATCTTCATCGATGATGTCAAGGTAAATTTCAATTTTGAAATGATTTACCCTCAAATTACCGGCAGCTTCAAAATTAACCCGAAACATTCTAATGCTTGGGAAATTCCTTTTAGCGAATCGCCGAAGTTCCTCATCACGACTAACCATGCGATTAACGGTGCAGGAGGTGATAGCACTAAAGACCGTATAATCTACATGGAATTTTCATCATGGTATAACGCAGAGCATTCCGTTGTAGACGATTTCCATCACTATTTTTTCGAGGATTGGGACGAGGAACAGTGGAACTTATTCGACAACTTAATGGCAGAGTGTGCAATGTTCTATATGCGATCAATGGAGCTTGGATGGTATCGCGAAGGTAAAGGCGCTGTACAACCACCGATGGGCAATATCAATCTCCGAACCCAGCGCCAGGAAATGGGCGAGACTTTGTACCAATGGGCAGAAGAATATTTTGACGAAACAGGTACAAAAATCAATTCACGCATCAGCAAACGTGAGTTATATAACGAGTTTACTCAGTATGCCGGCAATACGCCATACGGCGTAACACCGCAGGCGTTCAAAAAGAAGCTAAAAATGTACTGCTCATTCAAGGGCTATGACTATAACCCGGATGTGCGCAGTGAAAGCGGAGATTATTATCAGGACTTCAAAAAGAAGTTTCCCGGTAAAACGTATATCGGTGGCGACGATAAGAGTAACGGAACAGAGTATATCAGAATATATTGTGAACGTCTCGCTCCAAAAGGCGAGAAAAAGCCATTTTAGCGTATGGAAAACCAATATAGGAACCTATTAGTCGAAGATTATTGTGATGCCGCTGACCTCGTTGATTACAAGGTCAGTCACATCACGAATGATAGCCGCGAAATCATCGAGGTGCTGTATGCCGAGTATGAACCCGGCAAATACGCCGCAGGCTACCGCGTATATTGGGCGAATAAGCGTATTTCATTTAGATTGCCGAATCCAAGTAATGGATATTTCCGGAGCGAGCGAGACGCAAAGTTATATATACTTGGTTTCATGATGGTATATTCCGCGTGGTTTTTGCCTGAAACCGTGACAGATATTAAAGACAACATAACAAAACTATCAATAAATACACTGTTTTAAATGACAAGACTTGAACGATTAGAGGAAGAAAAATCAAACCTCGAAGAAAGGATGCGCAAGTTGTTATTGTCGGGCGATATTGTCACATTGCTTAACGTCAAGAAGCGAATAGCTGACCTTGACGAAAGCATTGAGGATGCTCGACGGTATGAACCGCAACAGATGAGCAAGATGCTAACAAAGGACATCATGCGCAAGTACAAAATCAACGAAATCTTTATTAAGACACATTTGGCCGCTGACTTTCTCGCCGATTGTGCGCTTGAAGTGAAAGAGGTACTTAGCAAGTTAGATATTCAATATTGCTCAATATATGAAATGCTTGATGAAATATTCAAGCATTCTCAACACTTCGCTAATTTTGTATGTCGAGTGGAAAATCAAAAGCTAATAGATTTCATGTGCAACAACGAGGATTATATTAAGGCTCTCCACGGATTTACGTCGAACTATATCAACAGTCGCATAGACGTAGACAAAGTGTAGCCATGGAGAACAAAGAGTATGTACACAAAGTGGCAACGCTTGTGTGGCGTAATGTTTGCAATACAATAGTAGGAGAATCAATCGGATTGTATTACGTACTGTTGAATGGCAACGTGGTTTGTTTGGGCGACGTTGCCGATTTTGACGAATGTCTCGGTGATGATTACAAAGTCTGTGGTATAACGCAGGTAAGAGGGCAATCATGCATAATCGTTAAGACTAAAAGCAATGAATAACGAACAAATAACAAAAGCGAAAGTCTCGGCAGTAAGCGCAATTAAAGCGCCGATGGATATGCAGGTGTATCAAAAGAATGGAAAAACATGGGTCAAAGTTAGTCTGCCGGGAGACAGAATCAGCGGCGTGGAACTCAAAAGGCTTGAAGAGTTTTTATCGCCTGACTTGAGGATCAAGGAAATTAGAAACAGCAATATTGTAACAAGATGCTTACATATCATAATTGTAAAAGCGGATGGGAATGAAAGAACGTGAATAATTGTGTGTATCAAATATATTTCCTAATTTTGCGGCATCAAAATGCCTCTATTAGTGATATAAAATCACATATTCATACATTTTTGAAGATTTTGGCTCGGCTGTGAAGTTGAGCCAATTTTTTTAATCGGCTTATATACATTCGCATAGTGTTGTTTTGCATTGGCATAATGTATTTTAACATCAGATATTTCGCTGTTACAAAATAATGACGTAAATTTGCATCGTCAAATACGAAAAGGAAATTCATCCTTCCGATGAGCATCGGTTAAATGCTCGGACATAGATGTCGAGCTATTTTTTTGTTAGCTTGTATAAGGTCAGCATGATGTATCATTAAGCATCACGTTCTTGACATATAGCCTAACGGCTGCACATTTCCGCAGGATTTTTTTTGCTCTTCGGAGGAAAGCCTTTTTGTGTTTGACGACCACGGAAATGGCAGCCGTTTTTTTCTGCCTATAATGTCAAACACAAAAAGCTCAATGAAATCATTGAAGAAATTAGTGCTAAAAGCACTTTCGGTAGTCTTCCACGAAAAGGTATCACTCACCGTATTGTCAATCGCTACAGTAGTAGGTTTTGAAGTCGCAGTAATCACGGAGGATGCACAATTGTTCACGTCAATCATGTTAAGCGTAACTCCGTGGGTGTTTATGCCGATAATTGTCGGCGAATTAACCACCAAAAAGAAGTAACGCTATGAACAAGGAAATTGCACCGCTCCGGGTTCGCCTCACTACAGAGGACATCTATGATGATGGAAAGTTCGTTACTCGTCGTTACTGCGTTAATGTGCTAATAAATGGCAGTCGAGAATATGACATTGACCTTAACACGCTAGATGAACTCGAAACATTAGCCAAACTCTTAACGGACTTCGCAGTCCGTGAACGTAAACAAGGTTAGTAGTCCTTGTTTAACGAATCAACTCTCAGGAGTTGATATGTTGTTAACTAGTAGTTTGAATCCCTCGACAGTGATGCCGGGGGATTCGCTTTTGTTAAGGTAAAAGAATTATTGAAGATATTACATAGAATATTGCTACATTTGCAATGTAAATTTATGACTTTAGATAATATAGCAATAGTGAATATGGTTTAAAACTAATAGAGCGAGTCTATAAAGAACAAAACCACATTTGTTGATTGCTCATCAACAACGCTAAAGCTAAAACATTGAAATGCCGGAGTCGCGAGACCCCGGCATTTCCTTTGATATATATGTGGTTTGAAAAGAAGTGTATGCAAAGTTAGCGATTATAGTTAAGAGGACAAGCGTCAAACACATAAATTATGATAATACCCCACTGGTATTAGTAACCCCCATACCCCCCAAAAAAGAGATTGTTGGACTCGAACTTTCGGACTGAGAGCTGATGAAGCTATGAGTGCCGAAGTTCAAATGCCGATATTATTCTATTGGGGGTGTGGGGGCGTAGCCTCATACTGCATCGCTATAAAATGTATGGTGAATGTATATCTAAATAACTTGATATAGGCATTATTATTCAGTTAGCGATATAAAATAGACAATATATGTTGGTTGTATACCATTATAAAAGGTTTCTTCAAAGAAAACGAAAAGTGTAAGTGTATTTTTTTTATTTTTAAAAAAATAAGTGGGTAGTAAGTTGAACTTTTGAACTTTTGAGGGTTAATAAGCTGATTATAAGGAATTTAAATCAGTACAAAATCAGCACGATTTCAGTACAAAAGTTCAAAAGTTCAACTTTGGAATTTGACAGCACGATTTTAAAATGCATATCGTGCTGTTTTTGTACTGTGTTATCTCGCTATACAATAGCGTTTTAGATGCTAAAAGTTCAAAAGTTCAACTTTGGTAGCACTTTTTATTTATTTTATTTCAGAAAAAAAACGCGCATGCGTTTCTTTTAGCTTAGATTGTAATATCGTCAATTTATGATGTGAATAACTCAATTGTGAAAGGTATTTTGTAAATTTGTAGACGAATTCTTTTTATCTCAACTACATTTTCAGTATCAATGTCGAAAAATACTATCTATTTGGACTGTCCGGATTATCTTGCGCAATGGTTAAAACATGAGTTTTGGAGTGAGGAAGAACAGCGGGTGAAGTTTCCACGCGGCTCGGCGGAACACGTAATCATGCAAATGTTCATCACTAAGAGGAGGAACGAAGTCCAGCCAAGTACGGCAGGACTTTTGCCGGTAGAAGTGCCGCAAGTACCGCGTATGAACCCAAGTGTGTACTGCGACGTTACAGAGTCAGGGAAACAGACGCTCATCTCAACGGCCAAACGCAGATTCAAAAAGCAAATGTGGGAAGAACTGCATGTGATATTTGCGCATGATGTACAAATAACTGACCTTATTTATGCCTACCTCGAGAAGGTCGGCATCGAGACAACTCGCAAAAATTGGGAGACCGTCAGACAGATGTATGCTCGAATGCGGAAAGTCTACGAAAAAGGCTAATGTTGCATCGTGTTAATCAATCGTAATATATAGTTAAAAGGCGTGTTATTCAGTAAGTTAAATTACCAAGACAGCTAAGCAAGTCAAATTATACAAGATGAATAATTCAAACAATTTTGCACCCGGAATTCGCAAAATATACTATGTAAAGTGCGAAGATTTGCCGGCAAATGTGATGTTAAAATCAATAACCGGGATGCCAATTTCTGTGATTGCCGATAAAACGGAAATTCCGTTATATGGTTCGCCGTTTCTCTCAGTGACAGGGTCAATGACAAATGGAAAAATTCAGGAGAAAGCGACGCTCAAATTCGCGACATCTGCAACTTTACCGAGCAGCGTTCATATCGCTTTTCTTGTTTTGTGTAACGATGGCTCGAAATTGATAATCGGAGCGCGAGAAAAGAAGTTCCCGGTCATATCATACACAGATACGTCAGGCAAGGTTGGCGGTGAAGCGAAATTGAGAAGTTATGAAATTACGCATATCGCCGAAAGAACCGCATTAGAGTGCGTTTTTTAGTCTTTTTATTTGGGTTGTAAGATTGTAATTTCGAGGCGTATAAATCTAATTAGATATGCCGAAAAATTACAATCTTTTTTTAAAGGGGTTTGTCGGAGGTTGGGAATTTTCATCAGATATGATCTCGTATATCCTTGATAAGAACAAGGATAATGAGGTGTGTGTACTGATTGATTCTCTTGGCGGCTATACCCACGAGGGTTTGACTATATCATCTCTCTTTTCAATTCATGGCAATGTGTCGGTGCACTATGTGGGAATGAACGCCAGTGCTGCAACCATCGCCTCAATGGGAGCTAAGCACATATCAATTGACGCAAGCGCAATGTATCTTGTGCATAAGTGTTCGTACACAATTGACACGTGGCGAGACATGAATGCCGACGAAATTGCTAAGTTCCTTGAAGAATTGAATTCGCAAAAACAAGACCTCGAAAAATTCGACGAAACAGTTGCTTCGCTGTATGCTCGCCGATGCAAGAAGTCTAAGGAAGAACTCCTTGCGCTTATGGCTAAAGGTGGTTGGTTGACAGCTAAAGAGGCTTATGATTGGGGATTTGTCGATGAAATAACCAACTATGAGGAAGATGCAGCTCCAATCATTGATGATAACTTGGCTACATCAATGGTTTCTGCCGGCATCCCATTGCCTAAATCTATGCCGGTCAAAGAAGATACAGGGAACAAGTTCCTACGCGCTATTAAGCGAGCATTAGCTCTCCTGAATGAGGATAATCGGGCGACTGATACTGTTAGTTTAGATGGTAGTGATAACAGAATCGGTGTAGAAGTCGCTCCTAAAAATAATAATCAATCAATGAAATTAGAATTATTGTCGGTTGCCGTTGGTGCAGATATAACCAACGAGGCAACGTTGACCGCAGACCAACTTGACAAAGTTGAGGCGGCTATCAAGACCTCTAACGAGGCAAAGGCACAACTCGAAGCCAAAGTTGAATCTCTTAATGCGCAAATTGCAGACCTTAATGCCAAGGTAGAAGAACTCGGCAAACAACCCGGAGCGACAACCTCGGACGTGACAGTCAAAGGCGGCGAAGCAGAAGCACCCGGTGCAGACGCTAAAGCAGACGCTCAGAATCTTTTGAAGCAACTTTTATAAGGTTAATAAAAAATGTCAGAAGTATTAAATCAAACAGAAATCAAAATCAGCGATGCAGTCCTCGAGGACTACAAGAAAACTGCTGATAAATGGGAGAAAGTTCTTATGGAACTCCCCATTGCGCAAGCTCAGGATGTGCTGCAATATATGCGCGGCATCACCGGCTTACGCGGTAAAATGTACTTGGGCTCAATCTCAGCCAAGAGCGAGTTTGCCCCTTATAATCCCGACCGAGTATCAGCTAATCAAGTGGAGATTGACTACCGCGCAATCACTACCTATATGGGTAGCGTAGTAGAAAAATTTCATCCCAACGATTATGCAATGTTGACAATGGGCTATACTCAGCCTACTCTTGGAGATGGCATGAAGAACGCATCAACTACGTTGTTGGTTCTAGCCCAAATCGCTAAAGCACGTGGTGAAGCTCTTTCTTACGCCGTATTCAATGGTGTAAGAAACGAGAAAGGCAACAAGACCGTTGACCTCTTTGACGGTTTCCACAAAATCGCTGAAGATGAAATCACTGCCGGCAATATCACAGTGGAGAACGCGAACTTGTACAAAGTGAAAGAGGCGATCACAAAGGCTAACGCTTGTGATATCGCAAAAGATATTGTGTTTAAACTCAATCCTTATTTGCGACGCGAGAAGTCGTTTTTGTATTGTTCGCAGGACTTCGCCGACAAGTATAACGAAAGCTATCTTGACACCCACAGCAGCCTCGTTTACAACAAGGAATACAATCAGGTCGTTGTTGAGGGCTCTAACGGTAATCTCTCACTTTGTCCGTTGCCTCAACTTGACGGCACAAGCAAATTCTACGTGTCACCAATGGCTAATATGCTTTGGGGTACTGATAACAAGTCTAACATGACTACTAATCAGGTTGACCGTTTCGAGCCGTTCCGCTTGACCTTATCCGGTACGTTGTTCTTTGGTGTTCAATTCCACAGCATCGACCCACGCCGACTGCAAGTCGTAGATCTCTCGGACGTACTCTAATTGTTTAATTTTCAGTCAGCGGTTCGCCGCTGGCTGATTAAAATATATATTATATGTCAGTTAAAAATTGTTCAAGCGTACAACAGTCGCTGTCTTGGTGCGAGGGTCAACCAGTTCGCCCAGGCATCAAGAAACGCGCGTACTATACAAGTAAAAGCCTCATCGTCAAATGGCCTTCACGCGACCTTGACGACAACGGAAAGCCCAAAAATGCAAACCTGATTGGCAGCTTCAAGCTGCAAGAAAATGCGACATGGAAGCATATCGACCATTTGCCGGCTAAAGCCGAATTTAAGTCTGAGACACAGGGAGAATATCCTTCACAAACACAGAAAAACTCGGCTACTCTTGTGCATCCGTCGGTTGGAGTAGAAGCTACAGCCGCAACTGCTTACCTCACGAATAGTGATAACGTGTATCTTGTAGAGGATGCAGCCGGCAATTTCCGCGTCCTCGGATGCGAGGAATACGAGACTACTACAACCGTTGCACAAGATAACGGTCAAAGCCCGACAGGTTCTGCTGCTACTACTATTGCGATAGAGGCCTCAGACTTTGTAGCATCGCCATTTTATTACGGCGAAATCGTTACTGAGGATGGCACAATCAACGAAGCTGATGAATAATGCTCGACGGCATTGATGATATTTTGTCAAACCTGCCGGAACGTAATTTTTCTGCTGCGCTGAATGTCTGTCAGAAAAATATATTAGCCACCTCCACTAAAGGTTGGACGAAACACTCTGAGGCGCGATGTGACTTACAGCCACACCGCGCTTTTCAGCATCGCTGTGTATGGTTTTACTCGGTGTGGAAGAAATCTGTTACCGGTCGTTTGCTCGCAGACATCAAAGCCGATGATAGAGAAATTGACCATTTCGGCGTAGAAGTAAGCAATTATATTGCCGCAGTACTTGGAACTGACGACCTTAGTTGTGGCGATTGGGGATTGATTACAGCTCCACGCAGAAGACATAAAGACCGTAATTTTGCAGACTTAATCTGTAAAGTAATATCTAATAGGCTAAATGTCCCTTATTATCAAGATGTTCTAACAGCAAGAACAAGTCAACGAATTAATGCGGATTTCAGTCTTAAATACGACCCACCGAAACACAACTTGATTGTGTTCGATGATTTCGTCACGTCAGGTAGTACATTTAGCGCAATCGCTCAAAAACTTAAACCGCTTAATCACGTATTGCTTTTCGTGTGCGGCGTAAACAATCATTAATGATGGCAACAATAATCGAAAAAATAAAGTCATGGCTTGATACTCCGGCAGAGCAGCGCGACCTTGAAGCAGGTGCAATGCTCTTGTTGCAAGTCAACAAGAACCAAATTCTTTTTGCAAATATTATGCGTAATCCTAAAGTTAAAGCGGACACGTTAGCTTATCAATTGCAGAAAGTTTACAACACCCGCATCATCGAAACGACCAAGGAAGAGGTCAAAAATATGATGGAACAGGTGAACGGCATATCGGTTAAGTGTGGTCTTGATGCAACATCAAAGCGCAGTGAGTGGCAACAAGGCAAACGAACCGACCATGACAGTTTGCCTCAGGAGGTTAAACAGTTGTGGGAAGATAACCTCAAAATTAGGCGTAGGATGAGTGAGTGCCATATGCGTATGCGCTTGGTCTCTGAACAAAATAGCTCATGTCCGGATAACGACCGTTACCCTTTCGCCAAAGAGATAATTGCGCTCGACAAGACATATAGATCTAATTTTGGTTTGTACGATAATTATGTGCAGGGAACGTCTCTTAATAAGACAGTAGTGAGTGAGGATAAGCGTACCGAGCAAAAGAATATAGTCAAGACGATAAATCTCGCCAAAGGACGTTATGCAAAATCCAAAGATTCTGCGACAGCCGACCGCATCAAAAATCTGTATAATAAACTGCTTGCACCGTCGGAGAAGTTAACGGCAGAACTAACTAATCTTGGCATATTATGAGGCAAATTACGAGGCGTAAAGTAAATGTAGATGACGTGCTGCAACCATTAGCGGATATGCCTATACAGGCTTATATGTCTAATGTACTGCAAGTGGCAGATGTCCTCGAATGGATAGTTAAGCAGATAGGTAAGGCTGATGTATGTATGACTTCGTTCTCAATTGCAGAAGAATTTTTACGCAGGATTTTCTTCATGCGGCAAGAGGACTTGATCGGTACAATGACATTAATGCTCGACTTTAAGGCGACTAATAAGACGCTGAAACTGTTCCCATTTATTGCTCAGACCATCGAAGATTGTCACCTCGCTGACAATCATTCTAAGATTATGCTAATATCGAACGACAACAACAAGGTCGTCGTCGTCATGTCGCAGAATCTTACTCGCGGTAACCGATATGAATCAGGAGTTGTTATTAAGGATAATGTACAATATGACTTGCTCAAAGAGCAATTCGATATAGTTTTAAATAATCAATCAGTACCATTCAATGATATATTCGCAAGAACAATTGACAAAGATAGAGGAGCTGGCGATGTTATACATGAAGCCGACTGAGATAGCTGTAATTATTGATGTGCCGGAGGTCGAATTTAAATCGGACATCCAAACGGCAGATCACCCGGCAAGAACGGCATACATCAAAGGCAAAATTTCTCAAAAATTGGAAGTGCGCAAACAAATGACTTTGCTTGCGCGTGTAGGGTCTCCGCTTGCACTTGAACAATCTGAACGCGCACTCTTAGATATGGAGGACGATGAATAATGGCTTTACCTGCAACAATAGACGCTTGCCGTCTTGACCTTTTCACGCCTGAGAATGAACTGAGAGCGAAATATACTGATGTTATGGTGTCGCGTATTCTGCGCATACGCGACAGCTATAATTGGTGGCTTGGCAATCCTGATAGTAAGGATAAACAGGTCGTTGACTTGATAATGTCTCATAATCCGTCTATCTCGCGAGCATCAGCTTATAGCGACCTAAATATTCTTAAGGCATTAATCCCAATGTTGACGCAGAACTCGCGAGATTTCCATCGCATCCGATTCAATGAGATGATATTGGAATCATACCAAATAGCCAAGCGTCGCAAGGACACTAAGGCTATGGTACAGGCTGCAACTAATTACGCGAAATTCAACCGCGTTGATTTGGAGGATGAAATGACAATGCCATACGACGAAATCGTAGTGCAGCCATTCACGGCGACAGAGGACGTTTCAGTGCTCGGTCTTAAACCAATCCCGAATGTTTACGAGCGAATTGAAAAACTTCGCAAAGAGTTTTTGCGCGATATACAGGATGTTGAGGATGTAGAGGCAGAAGAAGCAGATTTGCAAGAGGATATCTTGTTTGCACCATTAGACAAAGACAATGGAAAATAAGGTTTATTTTAATAGGCCGCAGCGAGTAACGCAGCTCATCGGCGCGAACACTACTGTAATTGTTGCCGGCCGCAGAACAGGTAAAACAGATAGCATTGCCGCACCATACGTTCTTAAAATGATGCAGCGGATGCCGGGCAGCACAGGCGGCATCGTTGTGCCTACTTATAAACATGGACTCACCAACACTCTCCCCGGCCTATTTGCGGCATGGAGACGCTGGAAGTACATCAAGGATGTGCATTTTGTCGTGGGACGTAAACCGCCCAAGAGTTTTGCAAAACCTATCACAGAACCGGAATGTTGGGAGAATGTTATATCGTTTTATAATGGATCTATTGCAATAATATTGAGTCAAGATAGACCCGGAGCGGCCAACTCGCTCACGCTATCATGGCTTTTGATCGACGAAGCACGCTTCATCGATCCTGTAAAGTTGCACAAGGAGACGTTACCTGCTAATGGTGGGATCAAAACCCATTTTGCCCGGCACAGCTTTAATCATGCAATGATGATTCTATCGGACATGCCACAAACCAAGAAAGGATCTTGGTTCATGGAGTATGAGAAAGACATGAATCCGGAACTGATAGAAGTAATCAAGGCAGGGGTGTACGAACAGTGGCGACAAAAGCAGAAAATTCTTGAAATGCGCAAGAAAGGCATCGAACCGCCGGCATATCTTCGCAATCACTTACGAAGATTAGACCGACACATAAACCAATTGCGAAGCGTGGCAACGTATTACAAGGAGTATTCATCAGTTGAAAACTTAGAGCTGTTGGGCGAAAAATATCTGCGCCAAATGAAGCGAGATTTAACGCCGTTGACGTTCCAAACTTCAATTATGTGCGTCAAACTCGGTATAGCCAAGGACGGATTTTATTCCTCCATGAAAGAGGCTCACAAGTATAATGCGAGCGATTTTGATTATCTCGACAAACTCGGCTACGATTATAACCCATCCGCAATTGATTCGCGAGCGGATAAAGATGTTGACAGCTATGCACCAATCTGCATTGGCATGGATTATAACGCCAATATTAACTGGATAGTAGCCGGTCAACCTGATGAGCATATCGGAAGGCTCAATGTCCTTAAATCTTTCTATGTTAAGTACGACCGCAAAATTCCTGCTTTGGTGCAGGATTTTTGCACATATTATGCACATCACAGAAATAAAACGGTAGTGTTCTATTATGATAGTACGGCGCTCGGCTCTAATTATGCTGTCAATAGTAAGGACTTCCGATATACGATTATTGACGAATTTCAACGCCGCGGATGGCAAGTAATCGCAATTCCATTAGGTAATCCAATGCGACATGCCGAAAAATACAACCTCATCAACCGCGGGTTTGCCGGTCTCAATAGGCTGATGCCGATGTTCAACCGCCAAAATAATAATGATCTTATTCTTGCTATTCAGTCTGCGGGAGTGATGAGAGGCCGAAACGGATTCGCCAAGGATAAATCAGGCGAAAAGTTAGCTGAATCAGAGGACGACAAACTTGAACTTCGTACTGACGGAACTGACGCTTTCGATACGTTGTATATAGGCTGCGAGAATCGCCCATACGGTGGAGGATCTATTGTTGTCGTTTGATGTCTTTTAGCAATCAATATTCTATAATACTTTTGAAGCATAAAACTTACTTGCATAAAATGGAAACGAGAGATAAAGAATTTGAAATGCTGCGCACACACTTACGCATCGCCACTATCTTAACGATAGTGGGATGCTTGCTGCTTATTGGTGGCTTTGTCGTTGCTCCAGCCGGCGAAATACATTCTTCGGTATTGGTCGCTTTCGGCGAAATTATGACATTCGTAGCTGCGTTGCTCGGCATTAATTACACATACAAAGTACGAGAACTCAGGAGTGGAAAGTAATGACGTACGAGTGCCGCTTGATAAGAGAACGCTGTTAGCGGAATGGAACGATAACTTCGAAATACTCAATCGCCTTGAAGGGGTTAAGAGCAATCCTTGTTTCAATGCTTTTTCGTGGCAAATTAAGAGGCTGATTGAAGCTCAAATTAGGTGTCGCACAGACCTCGATACTATCTACTCCGAGCTTCTCACTATTGATACAATATGATCTATTTTACGATTAACGAAATGTGCTATTCTGCCACCGCGGAAGCGCACAAAATTAAGAATATTCCGGGTACTGTGGAGCTTAAAAACATGACAGTACTTGTCAATAGCCTGCTTGACGAACTCCGTGACAAGTGGGGCGGTCCAATTACAGTGACCTCAGGCTATCGTTGTTCTCAACTAAATAAGTTGGTTGGTGGCGTGGCAAATTCACACCATTTGTACGGCTATGCAGCCGACATAACTGTTGGTAGTATCGAGCAGAATAAGAAGTTGTTTGCTCTGCTCACTACGTCAAACTTCAAATTCACACAGGCTATCCTCGAACAAGGAGGCAAGTGGATTCACGTCTCATACATCCCGGACAGACTCAAATGCAGCGTGTTATACTCTTAGTTGTCTTTATTTTTGAAATGCTGATATGTGCTTGCTCTTCACATAAATCAGTGTGTAGTTCTACCGTGGAACGCGACGAGGAAACTGCTATAATACAAGAAGTGGATTCGAGCTATACTCGCGTTCTTACGGAAGAGCTAAGGAATAGTGAACTCGAGTTGACTGATGTCAATGTCGTCATTCAAGATACCATGGGACGAACTAAGACTATTCACGTAGCCAAGGTGACGAAAAAAGATATAAATCATGTGAATAGTGATTCGATTAATAGAGGTATAGTTAAGGTTAACAAGGATGTGGTTAAGTCCACGACTACAAACATTAAAGCTACAACACAGTCTGATACTAATAATTGGGGGTATCGGCTTTGGTGGCTGCTATGTGTTCTGACAGTAGTTTTGTTGTTGAAAAATAGTCTTACAAGACGTTGAATGAAAGCCGTTGTGAAACGGCTTTCATTGTTTCAGTACGTTGTGAAACGGCATAACTCGATACGGCGTTAGCTACCGGCGTGAGTGCGCTCGTAGCCCCACTCTTGGGGAGTGGGAGAGCGGTATGCTACGCATAAGAGTTGACATTTTATAGCCTAATTTTTATGGCAAGCCACCGTAAATTAATACTCCATGGATGTCTCCATTTATGGAGTTAATAATATTATCAACGCGTTATCGGAATTGACATCGCTTTTCGTTGCGAAATTAGCGCAAAGTCGTAGCTAACAAGGTCAAGCAAGTTTTGCCAAAAAATCTCCACCCATTCGGGTCGTATTTTTTGTGCAAAAACCTTGTCTGACGCTACTCATTTTGCGCTTGTATTTGCACCGTAAAGCTAAATCAAACCCGATAACTTGGACGAGATAACATAATATTAACCCCAAAAATTACAACATCCATTGCGTATGAATTTTCTTAAAAATTAGACATAAAATGAGTAAAGCTGCTCACCCCTCCTCCATGTCCGATATAACAAGCAATTCAACGCCACAAAAAAACAATGTATATGACTAAAGAAATTCTAATCAACGAACTTGAACGCCGCATTAACATGGCACAAAGCATGAAAGAAGATTACACCGCTAAAGCATTAGCCGCTTTCCTCAATCGCGACAGCCGAGAAAGTTTCTACAATGATAATGTAATTATCGCTCGCGGTTATATTGAAGGACTTAAAGAGGCTATCGCAGTTATTAATTCTTTATAATCAAGAACTACTAAAATACTAAACTACTCAACTACTACTAAAATAAACTTTAATAATTATGGAAACAACAGTTAACAACATCGCATCACACATCGCTAACATCGACAACGAAACCCCGGCTATCTATGTAGGTACATATGCCAAATATAATAACGGAAGCCTCGCCGGGGCTTGGCTTGACCTCTCGACCTTTGATGATTTTGATGATTTTTTGGAGGTGTGCCGAGAACTACACGCAGATGAAGCCGCCCCGGAATTTATGGCGCAGGATTTCTGCAATTTTCCGCACTCGCTTTATAGCGAATGTTTCAGCCGTGAGGACTTCGACGCTGTAAAAAATTATGCTGAAGTTGTCGAGCAAAGCGGCAATAAAGAAGCCGTTGACGCATACGTCGATAACTACGGCGTTGACTATATCGACGAATTCGCCGATAAATATCAAGGGGAATATGACAGCGAAGAGGACTTTGCCGAGCAGTTATTTGAAGATTGTTATGCTTTTGATATGCCGGAATTCGCACGCCGCTACTTTGACATCGCAGCTTTTGCGCGGGACCTCTTTATTTGTGATTACGATTTTGTTGACGGTTACGTTTTTAGTTGCTACTAATAGAGCGCAAGCCCACCGCGCAAGCGGTGGGCATCCTCTAAAATGCTATAATGCTATGGCACTATATTACTAAGATACTATAATACTATATAACTAAAATACTACTTTACTACTATGTTGGAAGCAAATCAAATTAAAGCTCAAATTTGGGATATCGTTAAATATTTAGATGATATGATTGACATGTACACAGAGGACGCAGAAGAAGCCGCAGAAAACGGCGAACTCGACCGCGCAGCATATTATAACAAGATTATCGCGACAGAACAAGGCTATCAAGCCGGACTTATGCGAGCTTGGCAAATCATCGACGAGGCGAAAGATTAATAACGTAGCGACCGACTTTCGCAAGTGCGAAAGTCGGTGTTCCTCACCCATCGCGCGTTTTGCTCAAAGGATTGGGCAGCACGGCTGCCCAACTTAGTTGGGCGCACCGCTGCTTTCGAGCTTTGCGGCTCTCAAACAGCGGTGTCTTTTTTTTACTTGCCTCGTTGGTTATCTTTGTGCTATGGCACAAAACAAAGAATCGTATCTTACCGCAGAGAGTCTCGCAATACTTGGCAATGGCTATGTCGCTACTGATAGCCTTGACCTTATCGAGGCTATCACTGATTATGACCGTGTGACAGTTTCTCTGTCTCGCAATACAACAGACGGACTTTTCCCTGTTATAGAAATGTCTCTATATTCTTGTGATAATATTGTTTCTTTCGTTAATCCGGGAGAAGTAATCGAGGATGATTTGCTCAGTCATGGTCTGTCGTATGCTGAATATTATTTGACAGTGCTTGGAGACGACGAAGAACCATATCAATATAACGGAAAAAATACAATGTCGTTTACAGCCCTATATTGTGCCGGCTATTTGCCGTCAGGTGTAGTGCCGGGGACCAACCTGATATGCCTTAACAGTACGCTTGTTCAAGCTATATATTCTGATACTCCAATGTCCTTAACTTCGATTAAGGAATTGACTTTTGCTTGGCGTATTGTGTGCGTGTATTCCGTGCCGAATCCTGAGAATCCGGATGTGTCTAATATCGACATTGCTCGTATTGATATGCCTGAGTTTGGCTACGGATGGAGCGGGACAGCCACAGATGTGAATAAGTTGTTGCTCGAACAGGGAGTTGAGGCATCATCAATTCTCTCTGCAACACTTGAAGTAGGCAAGCAGTCTCGCACTTATTACATCATGGAAGGTAGCGCAGACATGACTTTGCAATACCGCAATATGTTCAATGCAATTGATTATACTGCGGTAAAGTGTAAGTCAACAGAAAAACTCGATGCGGAGATCTCTACCGCGGTATGCAATGGTAAGCTGATTGCCTACGACATCAATAATACAGTGTCGTATGAAGTTCAGACCGCAGAACTCTCAGAGTCTGCGGCGAAAGTCTTGATGCACATTCTATGCTCTCACGATGTATGCCTACGTATCCGTGATTCGTGGGAAAAAATTATAATAACGGAAAGAACTTACGAAATCTCTAATGCTGACGACGAAAATTATTCAGTTAAGTTTACTTACCGTTTCGCGAAGTCTCGACCGATGATTGACGCAGATAGTTTGTCTGATAATCTATACTCGACGAGAATATTCTCAAATGAGTATTCAGCCCAGTTTAGCTAATGAATAGTGTACATATATCAGAAGCTCGTTGTATGCTTGATCGAGGGCAGCCGGTCTCGCTGGATGTTGTCAAAAAAGACGGCAGCGTCATGCACTTGAATAATTGTGTGTCTCTTCGTTACGACTACAATAACGGCACTCGCAATGTGAAGTTAATGGACTCGCGCCAAATACGTTTAATCCGCGATAATTTAATTATCGCTATCAATGATATAGAGGTCTATATATGATTACAGATGATTTTTTCTCAGTCGAAATAATGCAGAGCAATAATGCTGTTGCGTTCGTCCCGAAAACGCGAGAGGTGTTCCGTGAAGATGGACAAGTCGTCGAAAGTGTCACTCCTGACGGAGTGAGTTATGTTGCTTGGGGCGATGATGATTATATGCCATACGAAATTATTGACATGATTGAGAGCGATGAAACGCTCTCTACTTGTCAAGTCTTCAATGCCGAGGTATGTTATGGTGCCGGTCTCCGCTATAATACGGATGCCATTCACGACAAACTCCTGTTGTCGAGTATTAATGATTTTTTACTTGATAATCCGTTGCCGGATTTTTTCCTTGGCGCTTGTCAGGATATGAAGCATTTTGCGTTTGCGGTATCGGTTATCGTTTTGAGCAAGGATGCTAAACGAATTGTGGGACTATACAGAAAACCGGCTTGTTATTGCCGTTTTGCGCGCGTTGATGCAACAGGTAAAATCCCATATATAGTATTCGGCAATTTCCGAGACAAATTAGCTGATGGACAATTTGAGAAAATTCCATTGCTCGACATTCGATCTCCTTACCGTGATTTGGTTGACCGAATGGAAGCAGGAAGGCCCGACCGTAAATTTGCAATCGTGACAAAGTTCCCGGCGGTTGATAGTACGTATTATCCAATTCCGCATTATGCTTCATTATTTCGCGGCAATTGGTATCAGATAAAGAAACTCATCGCTATGCGCAAAAAGGCTAAACTTGACAACGCAGTCCCGATCAAATATGTGATTGAAATTTCGCCGTCATATTGGGATAATCTTTTTGCAGTGGAAAAGGTATCAGAGCCGCATCGTCAACGCGAGCTTGTAAACAAGAGAAAGCAAGAAATTATGAATTTCTTGACTGCTTCCGAAAATACCGGTTCGGTCTTATTCACCGGAAAAAGTCTATCAATCGACGGCAGCCGCGAAAACCCGGACATATCGGTCGTTGCAGTAGATAGCAAGAATAAGGAGGGTGGCGATTGGGAGAGTGATATTGCCGAGGCTATCAATATGATATGTTTCACTATGCGCGTGCATAGTAACCTTGTAGGTTCAGTCCCCGGGAATAGTTCAGTGAACAACTCCGGCTCGGATAAACGCGAGTTATATACTATCGCACAGGCGTTACAAAAGCCGTATCATGATGTGATGTTTAACATCCATAATCTAATTATTAAGTACAATAATTGGACAGGCGTATATCCTGAGTGTCCTTTTATTCAACTTACAACGCTCGACGAACATAGAGACGCAAAGGAGGTGGGACTTGAATGATGAATCTTTTCGATAGCAACGAGGAACTTAAAAAGTATGTGTGCAACGTCATCGAGGAAGTGGATGGCGAAGTTAACTTAATAGATAAAATCCGTGTGGAACTCGCCAGAGTTCAGGAGTATCTCCAAAACTCGGTCATCGAATATGACCGCGACCTCGACGAGTGGGAAACGAATATGTGCCGCGTCATTGTCGCTTACCAGGCAATGGCTAACTGCATCCCCGCTCTTGATATTGTCCTCACTCCTAACGGCTATGGTATCGTAAGCACTACCAACATCGCCCCCGCTTCGAAGGAACGCATGGAGAGACTTATCAACGCTTACCAATATGGCGCGTTGAAGTACCTCTATGAGTTTAGCCGGTCGCTTATGCACTCTCGCGAATGGTGGGACGTACATACTCTGAGACATCCTTTGTTCTTCGGAACGGTACATGACGCTGCTCTGTTCGGCCGCTTTTCTTCTTGGGAAGATATGCGGCAGACGTTGGCGCAAGTGGAATTTGCCGCACGTAAATTCGAGGATTTCCTGGCGAGCCGCGTTATAGGTCCGGACACTATGGAACTGGTCCGCCAATCGGTAATCGACACTTTCTGCAGCGATAAAAACGATGCAATAGGTGATGATATCCTACGCAGAACGAAGGACCAATTTGCCCGCTTTATCACTCGTTACTTGCGTGATAATGCGGCTATGCCTTGCCACCATGATATTGACATAACGGCTATAGCTAACGCTTTTCGCCGCAATGAGATTATTTGGTCGGCTTATCAATCGTTTGTTGATTCTTTCGCAAGCTCAATAATCACACCGAAAAAGGGCGCTCTTTATTTCTGATGAAATTAAACATACCTACTGATTGGAGCGCTCTCTCCGAGAAGCAGCTCTCAGATGTTTTCAATTATCTTGTCCGAACTAATAAGTCACTCTCTATGGTGACTTATTACTCGGAACAAGATTTCAAGTTTCAATCTTGGGCGGCTACCGCCGCAAATCTTTTGTTCAAATGGAACAAGTGCGAGGTTATTTGCCGATACTCGGCAAAGGACAAAGAGGGATATCTCGTTTCTTGCCAAGGCAAGGAACATCGCATCGATAAGTTCGACATTTTTTCGGCAGTCGAAAAAATGTCATGGCTCAACGAAATTCCTTCAGAACCTATCCGTCTATCTCGAGTTGACGGAGCTAACGCTGTCATCGCTGACCTCTCGGAAGATTTCTCTTTCGAATCATGGCTTATTTGTGAGAACCTTTGGCAAGGTTATCAAATAACCCAAAATCAAGATTTGCTGCAGCAAATGGCCGCACAACTCTACCGAAAAGCGGATATCAATTGCACCGATGCGCAATTGATAGGTGTGTTTTACTGGTGGGCTTCAGTCAAAGGAAAAATGAAAAGAACTTTTCCTTTTTTCTTTAAAGACGCCCAAACCACGGACGCGCAACCGAGTTATGACGACCTCCGCCAATCGATGGATGCTCAACTCCGCGCGATAACTAAGGGCGACCCAACGAAGGAACGAGAAGTATTGAATCTTGACGCTTGGCGTGTTCTTACAGAACTCAATGCACAAGCGAAAGAATATGAAGAACTTAATAAAAAATATGGTAAATGATTTCGATTGGAACAGTGTCGATTTTTTTCGCCGCTGTACGGAGCAAAATAAATTAGCCCAAAAGAACAGTTTTCGCTTTGCGCGTGTAAGTTCTTTGGAGGGTTTCCAAGATCTATTGGGCCAGTTGACATCAGCTAAAGCTGTTGTCGCTGCATCGGATGTGTCACAGGGTTATGTAAGTACAACAAATTCGCCGGCTACTCGCCGTGTTAAGGTCGTGTTTATTGCTATGCGTCACCGTATTGACGATATGACAGCAAGAGACAGGTGCTTAAATATTATGCGTGAACTTTTTCGTCAATTTATGACGAAATTGGTTTTAGAAAAAACGCAGCTGGCAGACGAAAGTATATATCTTGACGATAACATCAGCTTCAACGAGATTGATAAGTATTTTTTCAGCGGTATGGCTTGCGCATGGTTCTCGGTTGGCGTAACAACTTACACCGATTTACGTTATAACTCGGACGATTGGGATAATGACTAATAGCGCGGAACAACAGCAGCAACAGGAACGAAAAAAGTATGTTGAGGCGTGGAATCGTACCATGGTAGATATATGGGAAGATCGTATTTCGCGCCTCAAAGTAATTGATACCGGGAGACTGTATCGCTCAGTTCGTGCTCTCGCAATTAAAACTGATGCAGATGGGCGTTTTCTCGACTTTTCTATCTCGGAGGAGTTTCAGGAGTACGGTCTTTGGCAAGACCTTGGAACCGGTCGTGAAACACCTATCGGGAATCACGGAGATATTGGCAAGACTAAAGTCCGCCAAAAAAAAAGATGGGAATCTCCACGCTATTATTCTTCTGTCATGAATCTGCGTGATTTTATGGCGGATAATCTCGGTGAGGAATACAAAGGCATTATATGTGATTGCCTTGATGCAGACCGGCTCCGTAAGAGGTCAAAGTACTACAACACAAAAGGTGTTCTGTAATGCGGTTAGTGTCTTTTAGAAAAATGCCAACCGCATTAATTTTGGCTTTGTAAAAATGTCAAAATATGAGTGTTATTAGTGACTTGCAAAGTAAAATCAAAGCCTTCAAACTAATAGTTGAGGCTAATTCTATAACGCCAACAGTTGTTGGCTCTCTACTCAATGAAATTGTCAGCGAGCTTGATAGTATCAGTTCAAGTCTTACTGACTTGTCAACAACTGTCGGCAAGAAAGCTGATAGCAATATTCTTTCTGAGCTTGCCATACTTGTTGATGGCAAAGCAAGCAAGGTCGCCTTAGATGATATATCTGAACAACTTAATGATAAGTTGGATGCTCCTATTGTGATAGAATCTGAGGACGAATATGACGCGCTAAGCGAGGCCGGAAAACTTGACAATAATAAATATTACGTAGTCCTCGAATAATGTTAAGGTTAGGTTCTTCAAAAATTACTTTCATTGCGGTAGGTAATCGCGCAGTATCTTCTTTGCGCAAAGGTGCATCGGTGGTGTGGCTAACTGTTAGCAGTTGCTTTGCTACCGGTAGTTGGAATAATTCGCAGGGTTGGAATAATAATGATGGTTGGAAAAATTAATTAATTATATATGTCTAAAACTTACGATGAAGCTATAGATAAGCATGTGGATTGGGGAGGAGATGCCTCTACCGGCTTTAAGCAAGTATCAGGCGCGAGAATACAGGAGTTTATAAAGTCGCAATTTGATAAACGAATTGGCGTGTTGTGGCACGATAGCGACCACAACCGCAATCTCGCTTTCTCTGATGATGAGGCGTTGGAGTCTTATCTTGCATCAGGAGACACTTCTCTGATCCTTGGCGTGTTTGACGCGCCATCGGCGTATACTGCTCAAATCAACTTGTCAGGCGGTACGTTCCATGCCGTACAAGCCGGCTCAGTGGGTAATACAATCGACTTTACGTTTGACATCATTAACTCGTCGGGGCAGTCAGTCGGCGAAAGTGTTACAGCAACTTTCACGTTTACGCGTGGAAGTTCTAAAAAAGTTGTCACTCAAAAGTACAGAACAGGTCAGTCGGTCAGTCTTACAATTGACGATTATCTTGAAACAGGAACAAACACAATTCAAATTACGATTGTTGGGGAAACGACTTTGACATCTACGTCGATGGGCGTAACTTATCAGGTCGTAGATTTGTCGTTGTCAGATGATTATGATATATCTCAGGTACACTATAATGGTGATACTATAGAGGTGGAGTATTCTATCTCGGGTAGCGGTGTTAAGTATATGGAATGGTATCTTGACGGCGTACAATTGGAGACCGACAGAACGACCGACGAAATAACCGAAAGTTCAGCGGCTCGAACCAAATACATACAACTCAATGATGTAGCTGTTGGAACGCACAGCCTCCAATTCAGAGCTTATACCCTCATAAACGGTGAAAAGTTCTATTCGCATATACTATACCGCGAGATTATTGTAGCAGATAATGACGAGTATTCAACGAATGTCAAACCTATTGTGGCAATTGCGGCGACTCTCGCCGTTGGAGCAGAGATTGCATCGCCGGGCGAACCGATTGAACTAACTGATGCAACGCAGTATGTGCCATATACTCTCACTTTCGCCGTATATAATCCTACACATGCTGCATCAACCGAGTGCCGCATTATGCTTAACGCGGAATATTCGGGGTCAATAGCCGTGGCATCAGGTGAGGTCGTTACTCATACGATAACTCCGACTGTTGCCGGCAACGTGACAGTCGAAATTGTCGCAAGTGATGATTACGATGCGTATGGCGTGGCTATTATTACTGTTGCTCCGACAACAATGAGTATAACTGAAATTACGGATGGTATTACTCTTAACTTGAAAGCGCAAGGTAAGAGTAATAACAGTGCTGACCGCGAAGAATGGAGCTATGACAATGTGACTTCTGTTTTGTCCGGCTTCGACTGGACATCACAAAGCGGTTGGGTGGATGATAGATTGGTTATCCCTAACGGTGCAAGTGTTGCCGTAGACATCGCGCCGCTTGCAGCGGATGTGACAAAGACAGGTGCGACTTTGGAATTCGAGTTTTCGACTCGCAACGTCAATGATAATGATGCGATTATTTGCGATATGCGTAACGATAACGGCACAGGGGTTCTTATTACAGCCTCAGAGGTATCGCTCACGTCGGCAGGTGGAGCGCAGGTGTCTTGTAAATATAAGGCTAACGAAAACTTGCGAGTTACGCTTGTAATTAATCGAAAGTCCGGAACGTCAAATAAGTTGTTGGCGTTTATCTATGTTAACGGTATCATATCAGGGGCTGTCAATTACCTCGAATCTGATAATTTTATTTCTGACCGCAAATTGGCATTTAAAGGGTCAGCTGACGCTACTGCTGTTTTGAAGTCGCTACTGTTTTATAGCACAGCGTTATCATCGTCTCAAGTACTTAATAATTACAATTTGTACAGAGATACTTTTGCCGAAATGTTGGCTCTATATAACGCAAACGATATATACGATAGCGATTCAGGCGAGTTCTCAACTGATTCAATTGCAGCTAAAGTGCCTGTAATGATTATAACAGGCTCAATCCCAACGTTGGAGGCTACTACTGATAAGAAACTGTCAATTGACGCGGATATTGAATTTATCAATCTTCAAGATACATCGAAATCATTCAAAATTAAGAATGGTGTAATGAGTGGTCAAGGTACTTCGTCTATGTCGTACCCCAAAAAGAACTTCCGTATCTATACAGCGAAGAAAGACACCACCATGTTGTATGATTCTAATGGTGATGAAGTTAAGTCTCGTTTGTGGTCGTTTACCGATGGCGCTCAGCCTGTCGATTGTTGGTGCCTCAAAGCTGATTATGCAGAGAGTTCGGGCGCTCACAATACCGGTGTCGCTCGTCTATGGAACGAGGTTATGAAGAACGCAATCATTGACGGTGAATATAAGTTGCGGACTAAAGCACAACAAGCAGCTATTGACAATGGCTATGAATTTGATGTGCGTACCACAGTGGACGGTTTCCCAATAGCAGCGTTTTACCGCATGGATGCGGACTCTCCGCTTATCTTTCTCGGAAAGTACAACTTCAACAATGACAAGTCAACGGAGTCTGTGTTTGGTTTCCGGGACGTGCATGGATTCGATAATTCTGCCGTAGAGTGTTGGGAGGTACTAAGCAATGGACACCACCTCGCACTATTCAACGATGTCAATAATTGGGCTACAGACTGGAGCGATGCTTTTGAGAGTCGCTATCCTGACGGGAACAAGGACACTTCAGCTCTCAAAAAGTTCGCTGATTGGATGTCGTCAGTGTCTGAAGATAATTTCTCATCAGAGAAATGGGAACATTTGGACGTTTACAAAGTAGCAGCTTATTATGTCTATTTGATGCGTTTCGGAGGTGTTGACCAAGTTGTAAAGAACGCAATGTTTACCACCGAGGACGGCAAACAATGGTTCTTCATCAACTATGATAATGATACAATCAACGGCCTCCGTAATGATGGCCCGCTTATCTTCGACCCAAGTATCGACCGACAATCGCTTGACTCGACTTATGCGTCAGAGGTCTACGCTTTTGCCGGCCATGACAGCCGTTTGTGGAATATGCTTGAAGCGGATGCGGAGTTTATGCAGATTGTAAGTATAGTAGATGCAGCTCTATATCAAGCCGGGATGTCGCTTGCTAATGTCAACGCGATGTTTGATGATAAACAATCTGATATGTGGTGCGAGCGGATATATAACGAGGACGCACAATATAAGTACATTTCTCCTTACGTTGACAAGGGCATAAATAACTTGTTCATGTTGCAAGGCTCTCGCCGCAGTCATCGCCGTTGGTGGCTCTCTCAACGCTTCGCGCTCTATGATGCAAAGTTTGTAAGCGGTGAGTATAAGTCTAACAACATCGAAGTGAAATTGGCTAACGCTCCGGTTGGCCTTAATTTCAACGTGACATCGGGCTATGATATGTATTTCGGTTATGGCGTGAATAATGTCGTAACGGATTCAGGCAGGTTCGCGGCCAAAGGTGACGTTGTTTCGTTCAGCACGCTGAACGTTCTCAACGTGGGCGATCCGCTGCGCGTTTATGCCGCTCCATACATCGGCGAAATTGATTTCTCGGAGTTCGCTCCATATCTAACTCAGATTAACTTGACCGGTGTATACTCGGATAATCTTGGTAGTAAGTTGACCGCTCTCGTTCTTGGCAGTGATAACGCATCTAATGTCGCTTTGAGCCAAATTTCAGGCCTCGCTTCCGCTACTGCGTTGCGGTCTCTTGATATTCGCGGATATAAAGGCATTACCGCACTTGACTTGTCTGCTAACGCTAATCTTCAAACTCTGAGGGCTACTAATAGCAATGTTGCTAACATTACTTTTGCTAAAGGCGCTCGAATTAAAGAGCTTGCGCTCCCATCTTCAATGAAGTCTCTGACATTGGAACAACTTCCATATCTTACGCCTGACGGCCTAACAATAGAGAGTAATGGCATTGGCATCTCGTCAATGCGTCTCGTTTCGTGTCCGAAACTTGCCGCAGATCATTCGTGGGTGTTCGATTGGCTCACCGCCAAATATATGGAGCTGTCAAGCATCTCTCTTTATATCGACAATGTAGATTGGAACATGAGCGTTGATGAAATCAACACTCTTTGCAAATGGATTAATCAGGGTGCGGACATCACCCTCAAAGGTCATATCACTCTTGACGAATCTTCGCAAGACCTCGCCGATACACTAACAGAAGCGTTCGGCTCGTCAGTGTTCAAACCTACAAGCGAGTTATATGTTTCGGCTCCGGAGGCAGTGTATATTTCAGGCCCGGATTCTATCGTTGAGGGTAACAACGCACGTTTCACCGCGGCAGTGTTTTCAAGTAACATAGGCACAATTTCTTACATGCTCATTGGCTCTCGCACAGGCGTAAGTATCGACAGCGCAACCGGTGTGCTTACTTGCGATGAAACAGGCGCAAGTGATAGCACTATTAATGTTGTGGCAACGTTCACATCATCGGCAGGAGGAGTGACGGTTACGAGAAAAACAGTGATCATCAAGCAAGCGACTTATCCGTTGTCAGGCAGTATCATAGGAGACAGCTCTATCTCTGAGAGTACGCAAACATACACTCTCAGCTACGATTCTACAGGTAAGTATGATGTGGATTGGTCGCTTTCCGGTGACATCACGAACTATGTGCGCATTGTCTCTTATTCTAACTCGGAGGTTGTTTTGGAGAAAATCGGTATGCCGGAAATGTCAGCGGAGGGTTATATAACAGCGAAAATCACGAAACGATTCAATGAAGCGGTTGCAGCAACAGTTGAAAATACAGTACAGGTTTTGAACGACAATATTGTTATAAGCAAAAAAAGCAACCCATGGGTACTAAAACGCATTTATGAAGCAGGGCTCTGTATATCTGAAGATTATATGACTATAGCTGAAGCTTTGCTAATAGATGAAAATGATGTAAGAAAAGTTCGTTACTTTCAAAGTGATGATGTAAGCTGTGAGCTATTTTGGTATTGCAAGATGACTGCATTTAACGAGCTAGAGCGTTTTACCGCATTAACAGAAATTCCGTATTCTATGTTTAGACAATGTTCCTATTTGACAAAAGTTAAATTGCCTAAGACAGTCGTATGTATTGGGCAAGCTGCTTTTCTTGAATGTAGTAAACTGACAAATATAGATTTGCACGAAGGAATAACAGAAATAAAAACATCTGCTTTTAACAGCTGTTCAGCATTAAAGGAAGTGGTTATCCCTGCGAGTGTAACAAGCATGGGAGACAGG